CTCGCATTCCCCATTGGCCGGTCTTGTAGTTGTAATATATTTCCTTAGTGATACTCGCAGAATCTATAGGTACGCCCCATACAACTTCATTTTCTTTTGAGTTGTCAAAGCCATATACTTGAGCAAGTTCTGACTGAGCAACCTCATCTCTAAAGAATTGGTTCATACCGCTTTCACGGCCAATCATTTGTACAGAAGATCCATCAGTAACAAAGAATCCATCTCTGCTTACGCCGTAGTTTTTGCGTCCAACAGAAACTACTGAATTAGGAGACACTGCTCCAACGCTACCTTCTAGCGCCACTTGATAACCAAATATATTAGGTAGACCAACATAGTTTACTACGAACATTTGAGTATCTGTGTAAACCGCTAAACCAGTGCCTAACTGTGCTACGCAGCGTATAGGAGTCTCTGCTTCACGAATTAACAAACTACCAGCGGTGTTTGTTGCTAGTGCGCCCCAAACGTCTAGGTTATCTGCGCTACACCATGCAAAGCTTGTATTGTAGTCTACAACGCCCTTAGTGTAGTTAAACGCAAGCATGTGCGGGCCTTGACGGTGAAAGCATTCTAGCGAATCAAAGTCGATGTCAGGGACGGTTAAGGTTGCTGTTGCTGGAGTTGTACCGCCAGAGAATGTAACCACATCTCCATTTGCATAGCCAGAGCCAAAGCTTGTTATTTTAAAATCAACAATTACACCTGCATCAACTTTTGTTACTGTAGCAGTTAATCCACTACCACCAGCAGGAGATACAGTTGTGGTCAGAGTGTCACCTAAATTGTAACCAGCTCCACCTATATTTGTTGATAGGATTGTTGCGCCACTGACTTGATCATTGTAGAACGTATTAAAGTTTACGTTATTCTTTTTAATTACCGGCTTGCCAGATCCTGCTGCGCCAACAACAAAAGAGCCAAAGGTTTCAAAATCCCATTGATCTGATTCGTTTACAGCCTCATCCCAAGTTGTTCCTGAATCATCCCAATTAGTCTCTCCTAGTTCTACTGTAGCTACAGCAGTGCTATAAATTTCATCTCCTGTAGGAATGCCCGCATTAATAGATATTCTATATTCTGAAAAACTTGGGCTTCCCGTTGGATGGGCAGTTACTTGAAGGCCGTTTGGATCAAATGCCATGGGATTGACACCCAATCCAGCAATGCCATCAAGAGTAATATTAATACCTGGAATTAATCCATGAGGAGTATCTGTGGTTATATTTAAAGTGCCTTGTGACCTATTTGCTGAAACTATAGATATTGTTTGACCCAGATCCCACTCTGTTCCTTGCGATGTGCGGAGAAGGTTATATCCAGTGCCGACTGTGTTGTAAGAAGGTTCTCCAGTAATCGGATCTCTGTCTAAATATGAATATATATTTTTAAGATCGCCTAAATACGCAACCTTTGTATCAAACTCTCTTGTCGCTGTAATTCCTCGCATTGGAGTGTTAGAGCCTTGTGGGGCTATCTTGTAGTCGTGTACAAGTTCTCGCCCAGCCTTTCTTCGCATACCAAACTCAGTATACTGAACACCGTTTACAGTTTCCCAAAATGGAATCTGTCTATCAAATCGTTCTGGGTATACGCCAGTCTTTAGAAGATCAGAAGCATCTATCTTAAAACCACCGCCTTTATCAGTTTCAAATGGCATTGACTAATCCTATGCTGTGCGTTTCCAGATATAAGTTACGATGTATGGCTGCATATTGTTGTGAGAATCTGCTGCGCCAGAGGCTAATCTAACATATGGCTGCTGTCCACTACTTACAGAAAGAGTAGCGTCATCAGCAGGAATCTCATCAGAAGTAAGTTTATGCGTTGTTTGTCCGCCAATCTCTTCAACGGTATCAAACGATTCGTTAATAAGATTAAAGTTTGTTGAAGGTAAAGACGCTTGATTGGTAATGATAGCTTCATAGGTTATTGTTGTTTGACCTGCTGCTGTAGCTGACGAAATAACGACAAACGACCCATTTGCATTGTTTGCTGGAGTGGTAAATCCGCTAACAGTTATTGAGTCGCCTTCACCTATTGCCCTTTCTGAAATTACTAAAGTTACTTTGCTGTTGTTAGATGAAGCAGAAAATAAAGTTATTCCAAATCCAGTATCAATACCTACAAGCGTTCGACCTTGTGCATAAGACTCCCAAGTGCCGAATGTGGTCCCGCTAAAGAAATAATCAGCAACTCCTGGATTGCTTGATAAAGTAGTTGTTAGCAAAGATCCTATTGGATATAAGCCAGCTAATACTGCCTCATAAATAGTGGTTTCATCAACAGATGCAGCAACGTTTAAAACCATCCAAGCTTGATCAACAGCGTTATACATAAACTCATAAACACCATTTAAAGCAAGATCCCCAGCCACTAGGCTAGAGCCATCATTTTTAACTATAGGATATGGACTAGGACCAGGGGATACGGTGAGCACTGGAGACGCTGCACTTTCAACGTGAATTCTTGCAGATACTCTTACGCCGTCAACAAGAGCAAATTGTGGACTACCCCCATAATTTAAATTATATGCAGCCGAGCTACCAGTAGTGTTTTTGTATTCAACGCCTGATCTTTGCAATACATTAATTTCATCGGCAGCAAATCCAAAGTTATTTCTAACGCTAGAAGTAGTAGCCGTACCTGCTGTTGGATTAGTTCTTACTATTTGTGAACTCATTAGACTAACGGGCCTCCATAGGCTTGAATACTGTCATCTTTAATTCGTGATCTGCCAACACCTGACTTGGCAAGTCTTGCTTGTACGTTTGCTACGCCTTCATCAACCATACCTTTAAAGTATGCTACTCGGCCATCGTCTTTAAGGTAAACGTAAGCTTCATGCAGTGCTGCGTTTAAATAAATATCTTGTAGCAATAAAGGGCCACCTGAACCGTTGTCTAAATCTCGGTCTTTACTGAACAGAATTCTGAACTTAGACGTATTATCTGCTGCCGGTGTTGGCGCGAAATAGATCTTATCGCCAGAGACAGAGTAACGAGTTACTGAGCCGCTAACCGCCTCATAGTCTAAAAGCTCCTGTATGGATACAGGCTCAATGTTAAGACCGTTAGAATCTGATACGCTAATAACAAACTTAGTGCCTACCGGTAAAAACGTAGCTTGTGCTACAGGAGTAATCTCTTCAAGAACCTCTTGCTGTACAATAGACAATTTACGGTTTATTTTTAACTGAGCTAAAGTCAAGAAGTCTGGAATTTGAGCGCTAAGGTCTGATCTATTTAACCAGTCGGCAATTACTGCCTGTAGTTCTGCGTTTGTTGTTAAAGCCATTACAGTCTCGCTGTTGTGGTTTTCATGTATGGGTAGTGTGTTTCAATGAGCTTGAAGAAATATTTCCAATCCATATCGGTATCGTTAAGTATATCGATTCCATGCTCTTGCTTAATTCTCATTGCATCAGTCATAGATAGATCTAAAACTTGATGGTAGTTCTGTTTTGGATCGTACTTAACCCAATCGCTAGTAGCGTTTCTTGCGTTCTTGTTATCTTCTAATAACTGAGTAATGTCTTGACTGAAGTTCTGAACAATTGCTCCGTCTGAGGTAAGGTAATTGTCTTCAGTGACTCCGTTATTTGTCTCTGTATCTATATGCTTATCCATGACTCTCTCACTTCTTAGTTTTTTTCTTCTTACTTTTCTTTGGTGGTCGTCCTACTTTAGTTCCGTATGTTCCTTTACCTGCTGGCATAATCTTCTCCAATAGTTAGATACAGGAAAAGGGAGCCGAAGCTCCCCCACCTTAGTTACTTAAACATTAAGCAATGTTGTAGTAAGCAGCGTTAGCTTCTTCAGAACGCGCTTCTAAAGTGTAGTAACACTCTAAAAGTTTTTGTTCAGCAGAAGTTTGAGTAGCGATGTCAGTAGAATGAATCTTCTTGCCACCAGCAAAAGCTAAGCCCCAAGTGCTATAGTCAACAACGTACAAAGTTTTAGCAGGCATATGCTTGTTAGGAACAACAGCAATAGGGCCAAACTGAGAAACGTAAACAGCTACGCGAGAAATAATGTTAGCGCCGCTTGCAGCGTTAGCATTCACGTTAGCATCAACATTGTCAGCCATACCAGTTAAAGTGTTACGTAATGAAGATACAGTACCAGCAGAAGCCATAATCTTAGCGCTGTTAATGTCGCCAGAATTATTCCAAACACCGTCAAGAAGATCGTCCATTAAACCTTGGTCGATTTGAGTATTTGCACCAGCTACTTCAGGAACAGTAGAACCGTCACCTACACCAGCAGCATTACCTGGGTTATCATTACCACCGTTAGCTTCTTGGTTAGTTACGATGAAAGAACCAAATGCGCCAGAAACACCAGCATTAGTAGAGTCACCTTGAGATTTAGTAGAAACAGCGCCGTAGCAACCTAAAGTTTGCTTTTCAACGTCCATTTGCAATTCTTTACCAAGCTTCATCAACTGATAAGCCATTTCTTTGCCAGGAACACCAGCACGATCCATGAACTCAGCTTTCTTAGTAACAGTTACAGTTTTATCTGCAATTTGAATAAAGTTACCAAGACGAACACGAGTAGTACCGGCAGTTGAAGT